GTCGCAGCTTGCCGATGTGGCGAGCAGTCTCTTCAAAGCTATCTATCTCCACGGGCTCCGGCTCATCGTCTGATGTGACAATGATCGTACCGGGGCCGCCTGTGCGGAGGAGGACGCCACGGTCTTCTTGGAGGATATAGCCGGTTGCTATTTTAGTTTTCATTTAATAGCCTCCTGTCACAGCTACAGTCCACCCTTTAACCCGGAGGCTATCAACTGCCGCCAACCCATTAACGCCCGTTACACTGCCGTCTGTGGGCTCTGCGTTCGTGCCGGAGATATTAAGCGTCCCTCCCGTACCGCCTGCGGTGTCGAGATCTGCGAGGAAACTATCAACTTCGGTTGCGGTAAGGCTGAGGTTGTAGATTTGAATATTTGTTCCAGACCATGTGGGTAATGCAGTGGAAGTGTAGCCGAATCCTGATGTGGTGCCCAGGTGCAAGATATTCAGCGATGTCAGATTGCTAACTGCTGAAATATCTCCAGATACTGATGTGGTGCCCAGGTACAAGCGAGTCAGCGATGTCAGATTGCTAACTGCTGAAATATCTCCAGATACTGATGTGGTGCCCAGGTGCAAGTAGGTCAGCGATGTCAGATTGCTAACTGCTGAAATATCTCCAGATACTGATGTGTTGCCCAGGTGCAAGTAGGTCAGCGATGTCAGATCGGATAAATGTTTAAGCCCATCACCGTCAATATTTGCGTCGCCAATTAAATTCAACTGCGTCACATGCCCGGCCTCGACATTGACACCGTACCAATTACCCACCACCGGATCAGTCATCCAGTTGGTGTTATTCGTCCAGTTGTCACCATTTGTGGCCTCGTAGAAAGCCATCAGCGCAATGCCCTCAGAATCAGGCACATCGTCAAACAATCCGCTTGCCGCAGTTGTAGTCATGGCGCTTTCGCTTGATCCCCGCACCGCCGTAACACCGAATGAGTAGCTTCCGGCTTCGATGGGGGTGAACGTGTAGTCCGTGTCCTGACCGCTGGCTGCTTCGGTGTATGCGCCGCCGTCTATGGAGACGTAGTAGGTGTAGCTGTCAGCGCCGGTGACTTCGGAGGCGGTAAGAAGGATGCCGCCGGAGGTGGAGTCTATGGTGGCAGAAAGGTTGGAGGGCGCAGATAATGTAACTGTTGCAGCACCCCATGGGCCGACAACTGGGCGGATAATGGGTTGAATTATAGGCTTTAACATATCTATTTCCCTAACATTACAACAGGGCTCCCGGACACATACCCGCCGGAAGGGCAACCAATCCTATATTTTACCCCCGGCTGCATATCCACCAACCGGGTTTCGACATTGCCAGTCCACTGTATAGCATCGCCCCCCTGGTCAGTTACTGTGCGCCACGCACTATCAGCATCATCCGGGAATTGCCGTTGGATCTGTATGGTATTGCCACCCGAATTATCTGCCACAGACACGTTTAACTGAGCTATATTAATGCCATGCACCCAGCTTTCCGGAGAAATTCCATCGCTCCAAGTGTCTTCTGCGCCAATAACCTTCGATACCGATTTCATAACATCCCCCTTCTTTTAATCATGCCCGCTCCACAATCCCATGCTCTTTAAGATACCGCTTATACTCGGTCCGGGTTTCAATAGGCTTTTCCATGCCGTCGGCAATATCATCATCATCCTGCAGGCAACCCCTGACCTGATCGTTTAACCAGGTGGGCTCATCTCTCTGGATGCCGCCATGGCCGGCCACAATAACACGCTTTGCCCATGCCCCGCACTTAGGGCAACAAACAGCGGTGCGCGGATGATTGATGGACATAAACAATTCAAACTGATTTTCGCATCTTTGGCATTTAAAGTCATATAATGGCATACTTTAAACTCCCGCTGTCATTTCCTGGCCTGCCTTCGCAGACTCGGTCATTTCTTCCCGTTGCCGTCCCTGTCCTGCCTCCGACTGCCTGGCTTTCTGCGGATTCTGCGGCCTGTTGCCAGGACCGCCCTGGGTTTCCTGCAATACCTGCTGAAGCACCTGGGCGTTAAACAGATCGTAGATACTTCCATCGCCCGGAGGCTCTTCGGGCAGCCCGGCCTGGACAAGCAACTGGATCGCCTGCCCCATCTGGCCTTCGCCCACACGCTCAATAATCTCCTGAGCACGCGGAAACTCGATAGCCTCAAGGTATGCCTGCCGGTCAATAGCGCCGAGCTGATAGGCTTTTTCAGCATCAGCCCTAAGCTGCAGGGATGTCCTGGGCATGGTGCTGCCAGACTCAACAACAAAATTAAATTCCCGGTCGCGCAAATCAGTTCCCCGGAACTGCCCTATTTCGCCGGCTACTTCCACGGCTTCGGTCTGAATGGAAAACTGCTGGAGCATGGACACAAAAGCCTGGCCCCGAAACTCCACCAGCTCATCAACTGCACTGATCTTTTTTTGAATCAGCACAGCATTTCGTTCCTGCAAGGCCATAATTGCCGCAGCTGCAATAACGCCGGTGGGCGCTTCTCCCCGGTCCGCATCCTCGATCTGGTAAATCCGGTCATAGAGCTGGACGAACATATCGAAAAAGTTGAATAACTGCTGGGGCACGTTTGGAACGTCCACAAACCTGATAGCTTGCGCCACGGTAGAATTTTTCGGCTCTAAAACCAGATTCGGCTTTGCTGTAACTGAAGACCTTGGAATTCCGGAATCCTGCGGTATGATCAGCGGCGGAAACATCACCCGGGAGGCCCAGCCAAACATCCGGGAAAACACCTGGTCGATTTTAAGATTAAGATCCCCCACTTGCTCGGCTGCCGAAAAGCCCCAGATGGTTGTCGGGTCCTCGTAGCTGGTGCCAAGGGCAAAGGGAAAACGCCAGAATAGAAACGAGTTTTGCGCGTGCTCCCGGTCAATGTGCGGGTTAATATTGGGGTTGGGCATGTCGGCCAGCAATTTCTGGCCGTTGTTGGTCACAGTAATACAGCGGATTCCACCGGGGTATTTCATGCGCTCGACTTCAGCGGTTACAATGGCCCCGGTTTCCTCATCTTCGGCGACAATTTCCTCAACCTTTTCTGTGGTGTAGTCCCTTACCCACACCTCAACCACCAGCGCTCGTCGCTCCCGGAAATTGCGGTCAGAAAAATCATGGCGGACCAATGAGGCTCGGTTATCATAATGCGCTGAAGGATTGGCAATCTGCTGTTGCCGAACCATGGCCGGCCTGTCATCTTCCCGGTTTTCCCCAAGGATCGAATACACGTCAGAAGGCAAAATCCCGTCCACACCGTAAGCTTCTTCCACCACCTCAACTGTTTCCGGGTAGGCATGGCATACATAAGGCGCATCCAGGCTTATATCATCGTAGTAGCCAGGGGCCGGAAAAAATGCGAAAGGATCAATAACCGCCACATCAGGCCGCTTCTTTTCAGTGTTCCAAAACGGCTTTTCAATGGTGATACCGTAGATCTCCATTTGCAGCACAGTTGTGGACAACTTGCGCTTCTGCCGCGAATCTTTCCACCACTTGGTACCAGAGGCGGTTAATTTGCGGTCGTTTTGGTCCGGATCATCCCCGGACAGGCTCACCACTTCAAATTGAGGATTTCTGGCCGTAATATTGGCCTTGGTGCGCTCCACATTGGCAAAAAAGAGGTTCAGCTCAACAACGTTGTTGGCGTTTTTCATGCGCTGCAGGCTATGGGTGCCCCGGTAAAGTTGGTAATTGGTGGACCACCGCTCAGGCAGGCCAAGCCGGTCCCGCTCTTCCCGGGCCAGCTCAAACATCTGCCAGGCCCAAGCCGCAACATCCTTATCCCCTTCAGGCGGGGGGTTGGCGATTGTCCACTTTGGGTCCGGCATGGGGGCTGCTGCAAGAGAGGTCGGCTGTTGCATGGTTATTTCCCTTTTTTGGGCTTCGGAGCTTTGGGCTTTTTGCTCTGATGATTAAAAGCCTTATCAAGCCTTGCCCTATGGTTTTCTTTCCTTGTCAGATAAGAGCCGTGAGGCCCTCCGATTCCTTTGTTACTTTTCTTCTGTCCTGCCATCCTGCTTATCTCCCTTCTTTTGTGGCCGCACGATCAGCCCCATTTTCGGTGAAACATAGGCCGCCCCGCAGTTGGGGCAGTTCATATGCCCTGGTCCGTCTCCCGGCGGCGGAGTGTTGAAATCCTCCCATCCCCATGAGCGATACGGCTCTTTAAGCCGAGCCATGGAAGTGTTGGGCAAACGGACCGGATCAAAATGCTCGGTTGTCTCGTGATACCGCCCCTTGCACTGGGGGCAGATCAGATCCATTACCGGGGTTGAATCCTTCTGAGTCTTTTTCTTCCCGGGCTTGGCCGGCTTTGCTTTTTGCGCGGCCAGTCTCTTTTCCATGCTTTTGCTCTGTGCCATGCCCTATGCCTCCCCCGGCGCTTTGCCTTCTTCATCCTCCTGGGCCTCTGGTTTCGGCGGTTCTGGCGCTTCAAATGGTCTTGCAGCCCCATGTTTGCCGTATCTCTGATATCCGCCGCTTGCCCCGAAAATGGTTTCGCCAGGGTCAAAAGATTGTTTAAAGCGGTTCATGTGCTGTGCCACGCTTTCCGGCAACTGACTCTCCCAATCCGGCTCGGAAGCGTCTAAGCCATCATCAATGTGATAGGCCCCGCCCTTGCCTGTGCTAAACAAGTCCCCGGCGTTGCCGCTGGCCTTGTAAACCAGGTGCCCGCCAACCAAAACCCCGGACAATGTTGCCAGCCATGCGAATGCCAAAAGTGCGATTGCCGTTA